CAGTATAGGTATGGCAAAAGCTGCAGATATGGTTAATGATTATATTCAAGAAAATCCAGAACAGTCTGTAAAAATTTTATCAGCTATTGTACCTAACGTTGGCATCGGTCAGATCTTTGCAAACAAAAAAGACAGTGGTGATGAAGAAGTATCAGAAGATATAGATGTAGAGGTTGAAGAGAAACCTAAAAAATTATCTGGTAGAGAAAAAGGTATGAGAATTAAAGAAGCAATTCGTAGAGCTCGTGCAGGTAAAGGAAACTATTCAAGTCCAGATGCTGAAGGATCTGCTGTAGATATTAGAGGTAGTGTTATTAGAGAAGTTGAAGATATGGGAATTGCAGATAAAGATTTAAAAGATAATTATGATCCGAATAAACCAAAGTTTGATTATAAAAGATTTATAAGACCTAAAAAAGCGGACGGCGGTGCGATAGGCATTGAAGTTCTATTTGGAGAAAAGAAACCAAGAAAAAATTTCTTTATGGGCGGACCGGCGTTAGAAGGACCGGCGCTAGGTATTTACAATTCTATGAAAGCGTATCAGTCTTTCACAGATCAAGAGATAGCAGATGCTATCAAACAAGCAGGGTATAGTTTACCAACTGCAGATTCAGGTACAACTCCACCACCAGGAGACTCAACACCTGGTTCTTCTCAACCTTCAGGAAATAATGATGGAAGATCTGCACCACCAGTTGGTAGTGTATTGGGAGGTTCAGGTTTAATTGGAGATTATATGACTGCTATTGAAGGAAGACAAGATAGATTAACTAATCCAAATGTACCAACATCCTTTATAAGTAGTTTAACAGGTGGTGGACAAAGAGACATTGGTGAAATGATAAGAAGCGGTGAAGTAGATACAAGAAAATCTTCAGGCATACCTTTCGGAATTGGATCAGCAATAGCAAGAATGATGCCTGATAAATATTATGATATGTCTTTAGCAGATCAAGTGTTCACTCAATCACAAATGGGTTACACAGGTCCAACAGTATTTGGTGAGAATAGTATGGGCAATAAAGATCCATTCGGTTTAAATGTTAGATCTGGTTTTGGTAATTATGCAGAAGCAGTCGGATCAAACTTTAATCAATTAAGAGATACTTTAACTAAAGATAGAGCGGGTGTAACCTTTAATGAAGAGACAGGATTATTTGAAGGTGTAAATGCGGATGCAGTTAATAAACAAACTGAAATGATAAGAAACAAATACAATTTTAGAAAACAACAACTAGGTGTAAAAAATGTACTTGATTCAAAAATAAAAGCTGCAGATACACAAAGAGAAAAAGAAAGATTAGCAGCAGAAGTTAAAGCTAAAGCAGAAGCAGCAGCTAAACAAAAAATTAGAGATGCTGAAAAAGCTGAAAGTGAAAGAGTAGCTGCAGCGGAAAAAGCAGCAGCAGCTAAAGCAAAAAAACAAAGAGATATGCAGGCTAAAATAAAGGCAGCGGAAAAAGCTGAAAGAGACAGAGTAGCTGCAGCGGAAAAAGCAGCAGCAGCTAAAGCAAAAAAACAAAGAGATATGCAAGCTCAAATAAAAGCAGCAGAGAAAGCTGAAAGAGACAGAGTAGCTGCAGCGGAAAAAGCAGCAGCGGACAAAGCAAAAAAACAAAGAGAAATGCAACAAAAAATTAGAGATGCAGAAAAAGCACAAAGACGTAATAATGGAGGTGGAGGTGGAAGAGAAGATAGAGGACCAGGAGCTTCTTCAAGAGGTGGGACAAGTGCTACTGATAGTAGTAAAGGTAATTTAGGTTTTAGTGATATTAGGTTAAAAGAGAACGTAGAGTTAATTGGTAAATCACCATCTAACATAAACATCTATAAATTTAATTACAAAGATAATTCAACAACTTATCAAGGAGCCATGGCTCACGAAGTGCCTTGGGCATCAGTTAAACATTCTAATGGTTATATGATGATAGATTATAATCAAATAGACGTAGACTTTAAAAAAATATAATGGAATTAAAATACAACGAAATAATTGGTGCAATTGTAAAACCAGATGATACACCTGCCACACAAGCAGAGATATTAGAATGGGCTGCAGCAAATCCAATGCCAATAGAAGAACCAAAACAACAGAACACTCAACTTCTAGAAGAAGTGATTGAAACATTTAACCAAAGAGGATAAGTTAGAAAAATGGCTGAAATAGATAAACCATTACCGAATACCAAAACAACAGTTGAGATTCCAGGTGAAGTAGAGATAGAGGAGTCTATTAAAGAAAACGTTGAACAGATTGAAACAGACGGTGGACCTGTTGAAATAGAAATGACAGAAGAAGGTGGAGCAGAAATTTCTTTTGATCCAAAAGCCGCAAGTCCCGAAGGTGGTGAAGACCATTTTGAAAATCTAGCAGAATTTTTAGGAGAAGAAATTTTAGATCCATTAGGTTCAAAATTATTTGATCAATATAATGAATACAAAGAATCTCGTGGTGATTGGGAAGATACTTATAAAAACGGTTTAGATCTTTTAGGATTTAAATACGAAAGACGAACACAACCTTTTAAAGGAGCTAGTGGTGTAAATCATCCTGTTCTTGCAGAAGCAGTTACGCAGTTTCAAGCTCAAGCTTACAAAGAATTATTACCAGCCGATGGCCCAGTTAGAACTCAAGTTATGGGTGACGCAACAGTTGAAAAAGAAGAACAAAGTAAACGTGTAAAAGATTTTATGAATTATCAAATCATGGATCAGATGAAAGAATATGAACCAGAGTTTGATCAAATGTTATTTTATTTACCACTATCAGGATCAACTTTTAAAAAAGTTTATTACGATGATATGTTAGGTAGAGCAGTATCAAAATTTGTTCCTGCTGAAGATTTAATTGTACCTTATTCTGCAAACTCTTTAGATGATGCAGAAGCAGTAATTCATGTTATTAAAATGTCAGAGAATGAATTAAGAAAACAACAGGTCGCAGGATTTTATAGAGATATAGAATTAGGTTCTCCTCCTGTTACACAAAATCAATTACAAGATAAAAAACTAGAACTTGAAGGAATTCAAAAAGATGGTCAAGAAGATCAATATACACTTTATGAAATTCACACTAATTTAGATTTAGAAGGCTACGAAGACATGGGAGCAGACGGCGAGCCTACTGGAATTAAACTTCCATATGTTGTTACTTTATCGGAAGCAGGTCACAAAGTTTTATCAATTAGAAGAAACTATGGAGCTGAAGATGAATTAAAGAAAAAAACAAATTACTTTGTACAATTTAAATTCTTACCAGGAACTGGTTTTTATGGTTTTGGTTTAATTCACATGATTGGTGGTTTAACTAGAACTGCAACAGCAGCATTAAGACAATTATTAGATGCAGGAACTTTAGCAAACTTACCAGCAGGATTTAAGTCCCGTGGTATTAGAGTTAGAGATGATGCACAACCTTTACAACCTGGTGAGTTCAGAGATGTCGACGCTCCGGGAGGCAATATCAAAGATCAGTTTATGACTTTACCTTTTAAAGGACCAGACCAAACTTTATTACAATTGATGGGTGTTGTGGTTTCAGCGGGTCAACGATTCGCGAGCATCGCAGATTCACAAGTGGGTGACATGAACCAAGCCGCTGCAGTCGGAACGACTGTTGCATTATTGGAACGTGGATCGCGGGTAATGTCTGCAATTCATAAAAGATTATATGTAGGACTAAAACAAGAATTTAAATTATTAGCAGAAGTATTTAAATCATACTTACCTCCTGTTTATCCTTATGATGTACCTGGTGCATCTAGAGAAATTAAAGTTCAAGATTTTGACGAGCGAGTAGATATATTACCTGTAGCGGATCCAAACATCTTCTCACAGACGCAAAGAATATCACTTGCTCAAAGTCAATTACAACTGGCGCAATCAAATCCTAAAATACATAATCTGTATCAAGCATATAGATCTATGTATGATGCGCTGGGAGTTAAAAATATAAATGCAATACTTCCTCCACCGCAGGCGCCAATGCCTTTAGACCCTGCATTAGAACATATTATGTCTATGAGTATGAAACCTTTTCAAGCGTATCCTGGTCAAGATCACAAAGCTCACATTGATGCTCATTTAAACTTTATGAGATTAAACCAAACACAAAATAATCCTGGAGCAATGGCATCTTTACAAAAAAATATATTAGAGCACATTAGTTTAATGGCACAAGAACAAGTACAATTGGAATTTGTCGAAGAATTACAAGAAGCACAAATGATTCAACAACAAATACAAGCAGCAGGTGCGCAAAACCCTGCAATGGCACAAGGTATGATGCAAAATCCACAAGTAATGCAGGCACAACAACGTCTACAACAAATTACAAACCAAATTGAATCTAGAAAAGCGAAGCTAATTGCAGAAATGCAGGAAGATTTTGCTAAAGAAGAAGAAAAAATTATGGGTGAGTATGGTGGAGACCCACTACTTCGACTAAAAGGTAGAGAAATGGACCTTCGAGCGCAAGATAATCAAAGAAAAGAAGAAGAAGGTGAAGAAAGATTGAATCTTGACAAGATGAAAGCGATGATGAACCAAGAAAACCAAGAAGCGAAGCTTGAACAAGAAGCAGACCTTGCTGGATTGCGTGCAGGAGTGTCATTAGCTAAACAATCAATGGCAGACCAAAGCAAAATTCATGATTTTGGTAGAAACTTTGGTAAAAAATAGATATAAATCACTTTAAGGAGAAAATTATGATTAAAAAAGCAAAAGACCCTAAAGCAGTACCAGAATTAGGTGTTGGTAAAGATGGATACAAAACAGGTGGTGTTACAATTGAAGCTACAGATCCTTTTGAAACTCAAACAGTAACTGTTAAGGGTACAAAAAGAATGAGAGCGGATAAAAAACCTGTTCAAGCTAAATGGTATTAACTTATGTGGTTATCGGCAATTAAATTAGCCGTTTCTGCTGGTAGTAAAATTTATGCTAACAAGCAGAAGACAAAAATAGCTATGTCAGATGCACAGCTTATGCACGCATCTCGTATGGCTGAAGGTAAGGAAGCTTACCAAGGTAAATTGTTAGAGGCTAGACAATCAGATTGGAAGGACGAGGCGGTTTTGATAATTCTCTCGGCGCCAATTGCAATTTTGGCCTGGGCAGTTGTAAGTGACGATCCATCAGCTATGGAAAAAGTAAATGTGTTCTTCGAACATTTTTCAGCACTCCCGAGTTGGTTTACAAATTTGTGGATCCTTGTCGTTGCGAGCATATATGGTATAAAGGGTACACAAATATTTAAACAACACGGAGGAAAAAAATAATGGCAAATCCAAGATATAATACTCAAGTGACTCAACCAAGAGGTGGCGCTAGAGTAAAAAAAGCAATGGGCGGAATGTCTAATGCTAGAAAAGATATGATGTCTGGTTATTACAAAGATGATATGGGCATGCAAGGTGGAGCAATGTATAAAAAAGGTGGTTCTGTTAAAAAGAAAAAACAGGGTTACAAAGATAGAAAAGATGAGTCTATCGCAATGAGAATAAAAAAGAAAAGAACTAAAAAACAATTAAAAGATTCAAGAGATGAATCTTATGGTAAGTTTGGTTCTAAAGCTAAAAAATCAGGAAAGATAAATAAGTAATGAAAAAAAACTTAAAAAAATTACCTGCTGGTAAAAAAGGAAAAGGTTTAAAAAAACTTCCTAAACAAGTCCGAAACAAAATGGGCTTTATGAAAAAAGGTGGTAAAGTTAAGTAATGGCTAAACTTTGTCCTGCAGGAAAAGCTGCTGCAAAGAAAAAATTTGCAGTCTACCCAAGTGCATATGCAAATATTTGGGCTAGTAAATATTGCAAAGGCAAAGTAGGTAGAACTAAAAAAGCTGATGGTGGTTCTATAAATAAAATTTCACAATCTAGAAAAGCAGTATCAAGCTATGCACAAGGTGGTATCGCTAAAGGTTGTGGAGGCATTATGAAAAACAGACGTAAAGTAACTAAAGTTGTTTAATGAGTGGTTTAAAAAAATGGTTAGACGACAAATGGGTGGACATTGGAGCTCCAAAGAAGAACGGGAAATATCAACCTTGCGGGAGAAGCAAAGGCTCAAAAAGGAAATATCCGAAATGCGTACCACTTGCAAAAGCCACACGGATGACAAGTGGTCAAAAGGCGAGTGCTGTCAGACGAAAAAGATCAGTATCTAACAAAGGTCCAAAACCAACAAATGTTTCAACATTTGCAAAAAGAAAAAAATTAAGTATGGGAGGTTTGGTTTGAGAAAACAAGATAACATGCCTGCCAAAAATAAAAAAAACTTCAGATCTACAAAGTCTGGAGCAGGTATGACACGAGCCGGTGTCGCTGCCTATAGAAGAAAAAATCCCGGTTCTAAATTAAAAACAGCTGTGACTGGTAAAGTTAAAAAAGGGTCCGCTGCCGCTAACAGGCGAAAATCTTACTGCGCAAGAAGTGCAGGTCAAATGAAAAAATTTCCTAAAGCTGCGGCCAATCCCAATTCGAGACTTCGACAGGCACGTAAGCGATGGAAATGCTAGATAAATTTTTATATTCTTTTTTTGCAAAACTTGATGATGCTGTTGCATTTATTGAGACGTATGTTATTAAAATGACTGAATGGTGTTGGCACACGCGTGTTAAACTTTTAAACAAGAGAAGGAAAAAAAAATGAGAACAGCAATAATAGATGCATTGGAAGCTAGATATGAAGCTCAAATTTTAGAAGCCGATGCTACACTTAAAATTTACTTGGAAAATTCTGTAGGTATTGGAGAGCATCCACAACACATAGAAGAAGTAGATAAACTAATAGAAAAAATTGCAGCAGCAGAAGAGAAAATAGAAGTGCTACAACAATTTAAATTATAAGGAGAGAAGATGGATGATTTAATATTAATAGACAAATTAAAAAAAAGAATTAACGCTACTATTGAACAGATTGGTGACAGTATGATAACTGGTGGGGTTGACAGTATGGAGAAATATAAGTATATGCTAGGACAGGCACACGCTTATCAATTAATAATACAGGAAATCTCTAACCTGCTAGAACCAAAGGAGCAAAAAAATGAGCAAGGAAACGTTATCGACCTCGGAAAAGGAAGTACCAAAAATTAAATTAGGTCTTCAAGATAAATACGAATCAGAAAAAAAAGAAGAGTCTCACGCAAAAAGATTAGACGAAAACAATATTAAAGATGTAGAGGATCAGTTACCAGAACCTGTAGGCTACAGACTTTTAGTTTTACCTTTTACACCAAAAGAAAAAACTAAAGGTGGAATTTTATTTTCTCAAGAACAATTAGATAAAGCTAGAATCGCAACTACTTGTGGTTATGTTTTAAAAATGGGAGATCTTGCATACGCTGACAAAGATAAATTTAATAAGCCGTGGTGCAAAATAGGAGATTGGGTAATGTTTGCTAGATATGCTGGCGCACGTTTACCGATTGAAGGTGGAGAAGTGCGAATACTAAACGATGATGAAGTGTTAGGGACCATAGGTGATCCTGAATCAGTTCTT